ACCGCAAGGTCCCCCGCTAACACGAAAGCCAGTGTTGGCGTTCCTGGTAGCTGGCATAAAGTTGCCATGTGCATCTTTGTGCTCAAGTGCTGAGCTTGCTACGACTTAAGGAAACTTAAGCACGTCCTGAGGATAGGGGTTCACGCCCCGAATCCTAAGAGCAAGGCACCGGTTCCCAGTTGAATACTCCCCATGGTGGGTGGCTGTAGGAAACTACAGTCCCCGGACCAATAAGGGGGAACCTCGATCTGGTAAAAGGTTCTGGAATTAATAGCGACACTGTCTCCCTATTAAGGAAAGACCGGGGTCCAGGTTGGGTCATCCCAGCTTATTGCCCTCCGGGAACGGACTAACCCTCCGTCTCGCGACCCGCGAGCGCCTGCGGCCCCCTCTCTTTCTTTCGAGAAGGAGGGGGGAAACCGAAGGGTGGTTAAGAGGTTATTCCTATTTTCATAGAAATGACGGCACTTTTACTTTCTTTGATCAGGGTAAAACCTGACTTTGGAGTTCGAGTGCGCTCTAAACCACTTCGGCGGCTAGACGTAAAAGTCTGGCATCACCTGTTTCCCGCGTTGATTAGCGTCGGGAGGCTGGTGGTAGGAAGAATAAACCGTGACCGTATTAAGGTGTTGGCTTACTGGGCTAAGCTGTGTGCTCGGCAGGTACGACATCAGGGGCCTACAGGTTTGGTGCTCTGGCTAAAGACAGTAAATGTCTTGGTCAGGACAGCCTTACCTGGGTCTCAGATGAAGCCCGAGAGCCGATCCATATCCAAAGTTGCCGTTGCCGTGGCGCGAGACGGCTTGCCTAGGGTAATACCAAAGCAAGACCGGCGAGCAATACGACGCGGGGATCCGGATGTGATTCGGCTATGGTTAACTCTAACTGGGTTTTATTCGGCGATTGAGTTCGTCGGTAAAGCCAAGATAGAGACCATCACCGCACCGGGTAAGACGATTTCCGTTCCTCTTCGACGGTTCTACGAGACCTTCCTGAAAAGGGAGTTCTTTCCGAACTTAGAAAAGGAAATAGGTTATCGGATTACCGGGTACGATGTTGCCTTGCTTAAGCCGAAGCCCCTTCCTATGCGGACCTCTTGTGCGGGCGCGTGGAGAATTCCATTCGCTACGTTCAATAGGAACGTTTCGGCAGTGGCGACTGCTGAGGCTGCAGCCTGGTGTCATGTTTCAGGGCGGTGGGGAGGCAGACTCCTAGAGTACTGCCAAGCCATTCGTTCCTGGGACACGACCCAATCTTGGTGGCGATTGATTGAAGAGTCGGCCGAGTATCGTTACGTATGTAACGGTATGACGTCGGGTCGGATCTCTTTCAAAACCGAGGCAGCTGGGAAGATTCGTGCTTTTGCAATGGTAGACTACTGGACCCAATGTAGTCTACGGCCGCTTCACGATAGGATCTTTTCCATTCTGAAAGATATTCCTTCAGATGGGACCTTCGATCAGTTAGCTCCTGCAAAGGAACTGCTGACCGTCGGGAGACTTTCCAAGGAAACTTGGTGGTCTCTGGACCTGTCGGCTGCGACTGATAGATTTCCACTGGTGTTCCAGCAGTCTGTCATTGGGCACTTGGTAAACCCGCTATATGCCGCAGCTTGGGCAAACCTGTTGGTTGATCGAAGCTACCTACTTCCAAAGGGTTATACCCCGCGGAAGGTCCGGTACGCTGTTGGTCAGCCAATGGGAGCTTACTCAAGCTGGGCCGCTTTAGCGATTAGCCATCATGCTCTTGTGCAATTTGCAGCAAGGCTGAGTGGAGTCAAGGGGTGGTTCTCTGACTATGCGCTTTTAGGTGATGACATTGTGATTGCCAATCATAAAGTCGCATCTAAATATAGATGGTTATGCCAGTCAATAGGATTGGATATCTCGCTAGCGAAGTCGATGGCGTCTAATCAACGCAGTTTCGAGTTCGCGAAACGGATATTCTTCCGAGGTGACGACGTCACTGGGTTCCCCTGGAAGCTCTGGCGTGTAGCGCAGCGAGACATCGCGGCGACTACTGCCTTGGCCCAAAGGGTAACGATAGGACGATCGGCCACTAATTTGGCTGGTATGATCAAAGCATTGGGTGGTGGGATGAAAGCTACTTCTCGGGTTTACGCAGGTTGGCGTCGAATGACGCTTCCTGTGCGAGCCCTTTTAGTAATTCTCACTCACCCCTCATCTAAGACCTTCCTTTCCAAGCCGGGGTGGCTGGAATGGTTGATGGATGCAGGACCTGCTTCCCCAACGCGGGCTGATCCAAGTAGAAGTACTTGGGTCGTCCCCTGGATGTCTGGATTCCGCGAGGAATACCTTCGTCCAGCTCTAGAATATTTGGAGGCGGAACGGGATGCAGAATTCTTTCCTCCTGAGGTCGAGTCGGGTCCCGCAACTTCCAAGTCTATCCCTGGAAGCTCGGTCAAAGGGGTTAACGCCCTAATGATGCGAGTCTACTTAGATCGCCGATGGTCGGTAGGGATCCCCACGCGAGTGGAGACTCTACTTTCTGTCGAACGAACTAAGAGATTGCGTGAGCTCGATGCCTCGTCTGAGAAGACAGAGGCTACTCTAAACCATTTACAGAAGTTATCCATCTCGCTACAAGCGAGAAATATATCTTCGATCTTCGGGTCGTTGATGAAACGTCTGGAATCCCTGATCGCCGCTGTACCGGAACCGGCGGCTGCCCTTTACTGGGCAGTGCCGGAGACGGATGAGCGTCGGCCAGTGACCCAGCTTTTCAAGCTGTGGGAGCGCTGGAGACTTCGTATGCACAGGTCCTACGTTCCTCCGCTTCGCGATCCTGGAAAGGAAGCGAAAGAGAGGGCCGCAGGAGTCGGTTTCACGACCGATTTCGATTAGCGATCTTTCTGTATCGGATGATACAATTGAAAGAGTTGCTACGAAATTGGCCTTCGGGTCAATTATCAAGGCATCTTGGACGGTACAGAGAGACACTAAAAGAGACTGGGCATAGAATGGAAAGCCTTATACTAAGGTCTACGAGTGATTTGGTAAGTCGCTCCATCCTGGAAACAGGAACGGTTTGATCTTCCTCACACTGGTAGAAGGAACCTCGGCTTCGGCTGAGTCATCCTACTTACCAGTAACTAGAAGTGTGC